GGAAGTTTTGCCAGATATGATTTGCCAGGCTGTTAACGAGAGCCCCAACGCCAGCCTTGAATTGGCCGCTGTCTTCACTACGAAGCGCCGTGACAAGCTCGTCAGGTATCCCCATATTGAAGCGTGGCTGCTGTTGCTGAGGCTGTTGTGGCTGCGGCGCAGGTGTGACAGCCCGAGCGATTGCATCGGCCTGTCTCATCATTGCCGAAGTCAAGTCCTCCTGCGTTATCGGCTTTGGTGGCGGAGGAGGAGCGGGAGCAGCTGCCGGTGGCGGAGCTGTTCCTTTTCCTCCTGCTGTGTCTTCACCAGTCTCTGCAGGCGGAGTAGCTGGAGTAGGAGGAGTAGTTCCCCCATCTCCTTCTTGACCACCCTCGGCCTCTCCGCCGAAGGGGTCGAATTGGAGAATTTCCTCGAATGAGGGTTCAGCTGATTGGTTCTGGTTCTCGGGCATCTCTCATCTCCGGTTCGTAGTTTATGATTTCGAAGATTATGTCGATACAGAGATCAATACCACTCGCCTGTCCCTGAATCCTCAAAACCTTCTTCACTGCATCTTCGCTAGTCAGGTCTGCTTTGATAACTTTCTGTGCGCATACCTCCCTTGCTCTAAGCATTTGGCCGAGGACCACCAATAGGCAGCCCTCCCGGGATACCAGCTGGCGGCACTGGAGGGCGGCCTCCGTTGAAGGCGCCGTTTGTAATGCCAGCTGTAGGACGTGGTCCTGCGCCGCCAGGTCCAAGCGGAGCGATGTTTCCTGACTGGAGTCCATTCTGAATAGCCTCTGGACTTGCGGGAGCCAATTTGAACGAGTCGATATTCTTAGCGCCTCCCAATTCCGCTAAGTAATCAAAGATTTTCCCTTGATCGTATTGCTGCGAAAGCATCGGGTTCTGGTTAATTGCCATCCAGATCTCTTTCCAGGTCTCCATCAATTGGGCTCGATCCATAGGGAGAGTCCCATCGGAAACAGGGAACCAGAAATCGCCTGCAATGTCAGCAGGGCCTATCATAATCGGATTCTGGGCACCTTTCTGCCCTACCACTTTCAAGTAGAACTCCATCGTCATGTTTTGCTGCATATTCAAGGCCATCATCTGTGCAAGATCAGTCATTCCTTGAGCCGAGATATATCGCGCTCTGGCGGCCAATCGAGATGCTCCTGCCTCTCCTGAGGTTCGAACCTCTGTTGCAGTCTTTCTTCCGCCCTCCTCTTGAATGCCTCTAAGGTTGTCATTGATGGCTGCGAGTATGTCTCCCATTCTGAGAAAGACTTGCATGCTTTGGATGTGATTAGTGGTGACATCTTGGACTTCCAATTGCTGAAGAACGGTCCGAACGTCTTGACCATAAGCAGCGCGCTTGAGTCTGATCAATTTTCCAGGTGAAGGATTTTTAATATCCTGGATTTCCACCATGCTAGGATCAACAATAAACATATTGTTGAGAGCAGTACGTACATTGTGAATATGACTATTGATGAACCAGGAGAGGGTATCTTGAATAGGGCCGAGGAAATCCATAGTACCAGGAGCGCCAAAAGCATATCCAAAAGCAGAAGGCTCAATAACAGCAACAGGATGACGACCGTGATCTGCATCAAAGGGCTCAGCCTGGATAATCTGCCCCTTATTCCCGACAGCAAAGAGCCACTTCTGAGGTGTCTTCTCATCTCCGAGTCCTAACTCGGAAGGGACTATCTCGATGGTACCTTGATCGATTTGGTAGTATGGAGTAGCTCTGATGTCCCTTAATTGAGGATCACCTGGAGAACTCTGCCCTTCCGACACCAGAGCTCTCACGGATTTCCCTGTAATTTCTCCCCATACTCCTTGCGGCATGTTAGGGATATTATCAACCCACTTAATATTCCCTTCAGCTTGTTCCCTAAGTAGCATATGCTTGCCTTCGAAGGATCTCCAGAAGACGAACTCACCTCGGCGAGAAACTTCGCTCATAGCTACACGCGGATCAGGGAAGAACATAAAGGGATCAATATTCTGACACTTATTCCCCTCGAAGATCTTCTGCTTCTGTCTTGTCTTTATCTTCATTGGAGCTGCGTTTGGCATGAGCAGCCCACCAGGAGAGCCTTCTTGCCAGCGAGTTCGCGTTCCGAATTCTTCATCCCACAAGCAGCGGATGGCTCCCATTCCGTAAGTCTCAGCGTCGAGAAACCACTGAATAAATCTCAGGATCAGCTTCGTGTGATCAGCATTGTATTGAAGCATCGTCTCCATGTATTGAGCAGGCTGAATGCCTTCGGCCTTATAGGAAGAGACCTGAAACATTGGCTTCTGGCCACAAAAAGTGTGTGTCAGATAAGTAACAATAGTCCAGATAGTGGCAAAAGCATAAGGAACGGTGATCGAGACGACAGCCGGAGGCGCTCCAGTTTTATTCATCTGCTTCATCTGCTGTTCATAGTCAGGCAGATTGATGTAAGCCTGGATTTTCCTCTCGTTCGAATTCCAGCGGGAGTAGAATTGAGTCATCGTTCTTTCAGAGTAATTCAATCGCCTTAAGATATACTGAAGGACGTTATTGTGAAGCTCGCTCTGCGGAATGAGCTTATCAATCGGTCGCTCCGGTTGAGTTGACTCGACCGAAGGCTGCTGTTCGCCAGGGCCTGTTATGTCACCTAACATTACGGAGCCATCCTCCATTCCCCAATCTCATCCTCTAACGGAGGATACATATCCTTCGCCAGCTTATCCGGGTCTTCGTTCTCCGGATCAAAAGCAAACGCTGCATACGGATCGAGCAACGTCACCGTCATAGCAACTGCATCGGGACCGTCCTTCTTACCATTAGGGAAGTCCAATAATTGTCCCTCGTATTCAGCAAAGACGTGGTTGTGAGTAACATATCCCGAAGCATAACGTGGCGAGAGAATGCCCGAAATCCTCGTGATCTTATCAAGTTTTCCATGTGTAACTGGATCAATACTGAAATAAGCACGTGGTCCAAAAGCCTTTCCACGACGGAACATCTCCTCTTGGATTAAGTGGATAAGAGCCTTCTGATAGGCAACGGTTTCACAGCCATGCTTGTTGCAGTTATAAATAAAGTGGAGCTCGAAATATTTGTCCACTTGTTCTCTTGGAGTCATCCCTCTCTCCAAGTGCACATGCATAACGTGAATCTTGCCACCGTTAGTCATTCCCACGACAGCAATCGCAGTGAAGTCTGAGTCCTTTTTCTCGGCAATCGCTGGATCGATACAGATCGCCCTGCCAGGAAGAGCATGGAATTGCTCAATCGTCATTGGAGCATATTTGAAAAAGCGCTCCTGAAAAGCAGCGTCATCTTCGTCAACTTTAATCGACGACTGAAACTCCATATTGAACAAGTGACTCTTGCGCAAGCGCGTGAAGGAGAGTTTCTTTCGATCAAATTGCTCCCTCGTCATGTAGTGATCCCAAAGCATGTCTCCATCTGGATCAACAGCACCGAAAACGACAGAGAGCCACTCTGGAGTTTTCGCTAATGTCGGCAGCATAGCATCAGCTGAGAGAATCGTTCCAAGCATTATAATTCGCCCCCTTTGACTTCCAATCTGGGGCAGCGCCTGCTCAACATCTGACTTCAGCCAGTCTAGCGCCTTCTTTCTTTGCTCCTCCGTTCTAACGCTTTCCGTGTCTTCAACGTCGTCGAGGATAATATCACTGGGTCTCTGTCCTCCCACGTTCTGGCCACGGACTTGGCCTCCTCTTCCTTGAGCAGTGACGACAATACCGTCAGTTGTTTGGAGCATTGTCTGAGACCACTTTTCAGGGTCCGACCTCTCCGGTTTCTTCTGCCCAAAGACTCCACAATACAAAGCATTACTTTCGATTTCTCGTTTGATGTTAAGGAGCTGCGTTTGAGAGTGTGTTGCACTCTCGCTAAGGTACACCATAAACGGTGCTTCATGACGGGCTATTTCCCTCAAGTTGTGACCGTTTACAAGGGTTGTTTTTGACACTCCTCTTGGCATGATGAAGAGCATTCGATCAGAGATTGAGAGGTGAATAGCTACTGGAGAACCTCTGCTGTCACGCTCAACTTGAAAGATCGGAATTGGCTTGGATAGAGGGGAGGTCGGGTCCTCTCTCCAAGTGAAGTGTTTAAGGATTTTCTCCAGCTGCTTCTCATCCCAGACACCTTTGGCCCTTGGCCACTGTTCTTCACCGAACTTAAGCAAGAAATCTGTTTGTCTCGATAAAATCGCTAGCATTCCTCGATGAACCCAAGGCATCGGCAAGTAGAACCAGTGTGGAAGAAACGTCCTCATAAAGAAGACCGGGTCCGAAAAGGACTCAAGAGCAATTGTCTCTATCTCGCTGGTGCTTAGTTTCATCGCTCACCTAAAGCCGAGATTAGCCCTCCCGGTTTGAGTGGAACATCTGCGTCAGCCCCTAGTATTGTTCCAGGCGAAGCCCTACCAGTTCTAGCTCCTGAAACCCTATACCCAGCAACAGACTTAATATCAGGATAAGTCTCGTTTATGCTTCTTACTAACTCTCTCATCTCTCTTGGCCCGAGAGAATTAGCTGACGAATATGGATTTCTGCCTCCAGTTGTGTCTTCCGCTCCTATCCAATCAACATGGAGTTTGGTTGGATCATTAGCATGAATTCGTCCTGCTAATGATCCAACAAGACTTCCAGTTTTAGAGTCCAGTAGTGAGTGAGAGAACATCTGTTGTTCTGGTCTTGACCAGCGACTCTCTATGCGCGGCCCTAGAACAACTCCACGCTCAGGCATAGCATAGCTTGGTATCGTAAAGCCCATCTTCGCAAATTCTTCCGGAGCGCTAAACTGACGCACGAATGGATTGCCTTGTGTTACGCTAGGATGAATATGATAAAGTGCAGGATTTTCTAGTCTATTTCTGACATTCTCTGCCTGGTTCTCACCGGCCTCTAAATTGTATGTTTCTCTTGCAGCTCTTAGCAAATCTGACTCAGTCTCTGAAGGTCTTGCCAGTCCAGCAGATATCATCTTCGATATCTCAACAGGCTTCGTTCCGCCTCTAACTCCTGCTGGCGGCATAAGCCCGCCCATCCAGTTTTTCCAGAACTGCTCCGTAAAAGGAGCCATGCTTGGATTAAATCCCTTCGGCCAACCCTCTCGCTCCTGAATTGCGTGCTGTAACTCATGCGCTGCAATTCCTGGTATAGTAGCTGATGGCCAAGGAGATCTGTCAGCAATAACGTCTTCTGGACTTACAAACAGACTTGTTTCACCGCCTTTCTTTGTAGCACCTCCAAATGCACTCATCTCTGGATCAGGTCTATGCACAAGTACAGGCGGAAGATCATATGCCTTATGAATATCGACTGCTGGATTGAAGAACTTAAACTCTTGCATTCCTCCTATTTCAGGGCCGTGTGGGCGCAGAGAAGCCCCAATATCAGGAATCTCCATCATTGGAGCTCCCTTATACCCACGAAAAACTCCCCCCTGCTTGAAAGCTCCTTCTGTACCGCTCTTTCTAAGAAGCTGATCCATTTTTTCAGCCATTTCGGAAGCTGATCTTCCAGAAAGCCTTCCAAGTCCAATTGGGCCAAACATAATAGCTTTTGCTGCTGCTCCAAGCTTCCCCATTGGCATGAAGTTCGCACCAAATTCACCTATCTCCTGCCCCATGCCTCGATCGCCAGCGAGGAGTCCCTTGCCAATATTATAAGCTTGCTGAAACGGTTCGCCTACAGTCTGACCAATAGTCTCAAGAACGCCCTGCCTCAACCGCTGAGTAGGAGCATCAGCCTGCTGCTGTCGAGCAGAGCTCAGCGCTTGAATTAGCTCCTCTTCACTAA